ATGTTGTAAGTCAGATTAATGAAATTGTTGACTTTGAACTTGAAGGTATGACAGAAGTTTGTGCTGAGTATTATCTCAGCAACTGGGACAAATACTGTGAAGAACTGGATATAGATGAGGATACACATCCTCGTATGTATCTATGGATCGTTAGTAGATTTGCTCCAGATTTCGAGGAGCACAACATCTAAAAGAAGAGCATCCCACATTAATTTGTGGGGTGTTCTTTTTTGTAATAAATCACAATATGTTAATATTATTTGAACAAATCAGTAATATTATTGACTCAACTCTGTCACAAATGACAGAGGGATGTCGTAAACACTATCTCGATAATTGGGATAGATACTGTGTTATGTTTGATACGAAGAACACCCTGCATTAATTTGTAGGGTGTTCTTTTTTTCTAATAAATCACAATATGTTAATATTCTTTAAGTAAAGGAGTGTGTTATATTTAATATGAATGATTTCGATAAATATGAGTTATGTATAGAATCATCTATAGAATATATCAATCTTGAAAATATCTTAGATTATGACTATGTGTATCTTAGAGAGAGTGTTGGAGACACTATCAAGAAGATCATAGATGCTGTGAAGAAATTCATCATTAGTCTTAAAGATAAGATTAAATCTTTTTTTAGTAAGATCTTTAGAAAAGAGATTAAACTAAGTCCAGAAGATGATGAGAAGATGGAATTAGTTAGAAAAGCATATAATAAAGATAAATCAGCATTTAATAAATATTTTGTAGATGATGCTGATTTTAATGATGCTACTAAGACAGTTGCAACTATCAATAAGATGGTAGATGATTTTGTTGTTAAGACTACAGCTTCTATTGAAGATGTTTATTTTGATAAGATCTATGAAGCTGAAGTTAATAAGTTAAAAGCTGGAACAGATTTCTTATTGAGTAAATTGGATAAGGTTAAAGGTAAGAACAAAGTATCATTAGCTAATGCTATAAAGAAACTAGATTCTATGAGTGGTGTATTAGATCAATGTGAAGCTATGTCAAAGAAATCTTCAGATATGGCTCTGAATGAGGTTATGAAGAATTTTAATACAAAATGTGGTAAGGTTGCTACAAACGAACTAAACACATTATCATCAAGAACACAGAAGATTTGTACATTCGCTGAAAATTTCAGAAGTAGTAAGGTCGTTAAGTTTGTTAAGAGTTATATCTACGACTGGGGAAAGATGGCTATTGGTTTTATGATACTAGATAATGTGATGGCTAAATTAGGTGTTGAGAGAATCAAATCTAGCTTCCTTGATGGACTTAGAGATGGTAGTGTTCCAACAACTAAAAATATTAGAGGTGCTAAACCTAAGAATATTAAATCTAACTCTAAACCTGGTGATGGAACTAGTGATATCAATAACCCTACTAAACCTGATAAAGTAACTAATGGTGGTACAACTAAAGATAGTGGTGTTACTAAGTCTGATATTAGTAATACAACAACAGCACCTAATGGTGGAGATGCTACAACTCCATCAACTAAGCAAACTGATAAAGCTACGACTAATCAACAGATTGTTGATATGGTTAGGAGAGCACAACGATTAAAACAAGCAAAACCAGCTAAGAAAAAAGAAAAGGAAGGTGGTCAATAATTATGAATTTTGATTTTGATAGAGATGTCAAATTAGGTGTTTCGGATCTTAGAGTTATGAGAGCACTTAGAGGTAGAAGAGTTAAGTATATTAAAGAAGATGCTGATGTGTTATCAGCCATCATTGCTAATGGTGATGATAATACTGATAATGCTAATATTAATGTAACTAAGCCAGAAACACCAGAAACTAAATCTAATGATAGTGATAAGCTAGATGCTTTTAAAGCACATTGTACTGAGAGTAAGAAAAACTTTGCAGAAGCCTGTACTAAAGTAACGGATAATATTGAGAAGAAATTAGAGGATAGTAAATTTAAAGAGAATCTCAATACTATTAAAGAAAATATCGCTAAGAGTCAAGATTTTGCTAATAAGGAATTATCAGCTACTGGTCCAACAGCTTTAGATGAGATCTTTAAGAATATTAAGAAATATCCTAGTATCTTTTTAAGATTGAAATCTAAGTTAAATGGTGATCCAGACACATTTGATAAAGCTAGTGATATGATGAAAGAATCACTGTATGAAGATCTCAATGAGTTAGTAGAATCATCTGATGATAAATCTGACTCTAAAACAACTGTAAAAGAATTTGTAGAATCTGTTGAATCTATGGTTGGTAAATTTAAGAATAACCTTACCGATAGTGCTAAAGATGTTAATACTATCATTGAAGAAGCTATTGATAATTGTGAAAAAACATCAGAGGAAGATCTTCCAAAAGTTGTTAGGAATTCCAGTAAGTTTATTTCCATTATTGTAGGATTCTATCAGAAGATGCTTTCTACAACTGAATCCTTGTTCAACAAGATGTGTTCTAAGATTGATAGCATTAGTGGAAATCCAACACAACCATCTGAATCAGAGAAATCCCCTGAGCCTAAATCTGAAGCATAATATTATAAGAAAGGAAATTATAATATGGATTTATTCGAGAAGATATATTATGAAGAATCCACTAATTTAACAAAATATATTAAGAAGTATATGTTTGAAGAATATCTTGATATTGTTGTTAATGATCTGAAATCAAGATATACCTATGAAGCATTTAAAGTACCTATTGAGATTAAAACTGAAGGTGGTTTTGGATTATTACCTAATAAGAAAAACTACAATAATATTCAACAAGGTAACTCAAGAGGTTTGATAGGTAAGATAATTGATTTCATTAAGAATACTGTGAGTAAAATTATTAATGGATTCAAACAAATGTTTGGACTTAAAGGTGACAATATCTTCGATCTTAAAGAATTTACTAATTCAAAAGAGTTTAATGTCATGGTTAATTCAAACTATGATGCTAGAATGAAAGAGATTAATAGACAAATGAGTATTGGTGATAAGCTTATTAATACTATTAGTAGAGTTCCAGGACTTGATGAGGATAAGGTAAGAAAATTTACTAGTACTGTTAGTAGCTTAGTTCACAGTATCCCTAAACCAGTTGCTGTCTTTGGTGCTGTTGCTGGTACATTAGCTGGTGGTACATTACTGGCTAAGAATCATGTTGAGAAATTAAAAAAAGATATGGATGCAGAAATTGATAATCATCTTAAAACATATAATAGAAATATTGCTTATATCTTTAAAGGTGAAGATAAGAAAGCTAAAGCTAGAGATGAAGTATTAGCATCAATGTCCTCATTAACGAGACTACAGATCAATATGTACACATCATTGATGAGTGCAATTAAAACAGGTATGCTTAAACTTAAAGATAGCCGTGAAAAAGTTGTAGATACTGTAAAGAATAAATTGTCTAGTAAATCGAAAAATGCTAAGAATAAGAAATAATATACTGTGATGGTAGTAATATTACTACCATCACTTTATTTTACAATAAAACATAAGAATAAAATAATATACGAAAGGAATAATTCATGATATGTTCGATATTGAGAGTTATTTGAATGAAGACACTTTCGATAGTGATCCATACTCAGATTACCTTGAGAATTATGATTATGGATACGTAAATACTAACTCATATCAATCAGGTAAATATAACATTGATAATTATTATGTTGAAGCTTTAGATACAACTAGTGATTATATTGAGATTAATAAGATGCTTGATAAAGATTTACGTAGTGGACTATCTTCACTTAATGCTGCAATTAAAACTGGTGACAAGAATAGGATTAAACGTGAATCTAGTAACTGCAAGAATATTATTAATAGAATTAAGAAAATGATTGCCGACTCAGATAGTACAGCAGTACCTGATGGTATTGATAGTGCATTCGGATGGTTCTTAAAAGATGTTATTTTACATTTCCCATCATTACTTATGGTAACTAGTGGTGGACTCATCATGTTGATGGCTCCATTTAACGCTATTGCACAAGTTATTGGTGGTATTATTTTCACATCATCTGCATTTGCATTTTATATTATGTCACTTGCAGATCTTATGAACTTCTGTGTTAAAATTGGTAAGGATTTCAAATCTGGTAGACTAGATGCTAGTTCATTTAACATTGTTAAGTCATCAGTTCTTGCTAAGTTAGATAGGCTAGAAGCTTCATTCGATAGAATGATGAGAGAAGTATAGATCAAACATATAAAGGAGTAATATAGACTATGTTTAATAGAGATTATTTTGGATATTTAGATCCAGCAGATAGAATGTTTGCTGCTGTTGAAATGAAATTTGCTATTGAGAGTAAGAAGCTCGAAAATGCATATAATATGGTTGATTCAATGTATGAGACAGCACTTCTCAGAAGTGAGTACACTGTACTTACAGAGTCTGGTACATATGGAGACCTTGAGAGAATGTATAGAGAAGCTGCTGATGATGCTGAAGATAAGAAGGGTGGAATCCTTCAGAAACTTTTTGGTGCTCTTAAGAAGTTAGTTGATGGAATTCGTAACGCTATTGCCAAGTTATTTGGTGGTGGTGGTCAGAAGGAGATTGATGATGCTATGACACCAGATGTTGTTGTAGATTATAAGGGCTCTGCACCTAAGAGAGTTATCGGTGCAATTACTGGAGCTTTTGGTAAGCTTAAGGGATTTGTACAGAAGGCACCATTTATCAATGATGATAGAAGTGCAACAATGTGTATTGCAGCTTGTGGTACTATCGCAGCAAGCCTTGCTGGAGTTGGTCTCTGCAAGATCCTTAAGATTAGAAAGAAGTCAGAAGATGCTACTAAGGCAAAGGATGCTGATGGTACAACATCAGGTAAGGAAGCTAATGATACACAAAAGGAAGCTAATGTATTTTTGAAGATGGCTAGTGACGCATTTGATAAGCTTATTAAGACACCAGTTGATAATTTGGCTAAGGCTAGAGATGAAGTAAAGAATAACATTGGTAAAGGTAATTCAGATAAGGGTAATGAAGCAACAAAAACTCTTTATGAAACACTTAAGGGATTAGTTGATAAGGCTGGTGATGTTGTCACTAACTTCGGTAAGAATCTTAAGGGCTTCGCATCAAAGGTAGCAGGTAAAATTGGTAAGAAGAAAGGTAATAATTCTTCTGATGCTAATAATGATACTGGTAATGATGGTGGTAGTTCAGATGAAGGTTCAACAGATAGTGATAATGGTGGTAAACCTGATGATACTACTGCTAATGAGAGTTTTATGTATGACCTATACTAAAATAATGAAAGGGTAAAGGTATTTAATATGTACGGTGATTTTTCAACAACCCTTGAGGCTGTAAATACATTATTTGATATCAGAATGATGAAGTTAATTACTTATGAAAATTCTGTATATGATAATCTTGATATTACACTAGATACTATTGGATTGAAGGCTATGTGTGAGAATGTTAGTTATGGTGATCCAAATCTTGATTACGCTATTAGTGAAGCAGTATCTGATGCAATGAGCAAAGTTAAGGGAATGATTGATAGTATTATCAAGACATTCATGCAGTTTGTTAACGATATTAAGATCAAGATTCTTACCAAGATTACATCTGCTGAAACAACAGTAGCTATTGACAAATTGGAGAAGAAGCTTAAGTTCAATCCATTCTTACAGAAGAAGAAGGTAACGATTGAGAACTTAAATGCTGAGACTAAATTATTTAAGAAGACTCGTGCAGATATCCAAAAGATTGTAGCTAAGGTTAAGTCTGGAAAGGTTCCAGATGGTAGTGAACTAGTAAGTATTGAGAATGATTTTGATAGCGCTCTTGATGGATATAAGACTGATAGAAAAGGTACTACAACAACAGTTGCTGGTGCATTTAAGTTAGTTAAAGAAATGAAGGGTAAGATGGCAGGAATGATTGATTCTTGTCAGAAAGAAACAAGATCAGCATTAGAGTCAATTAATGATGCAACTGGTAGTGAACACGCTAATAGTGAGCAAGCTCTTAGTAAGTGCGCTTCACTATATGCTAAGGTTGGTCGTGAAGAGATCAATAGTATTGTAAGATTCTTTAAGAACACACTTTCAGAAGTTAAGAGTGCTGCTAGTGTTACAGATAATCAACCAGTTGATGGTAAGAAGACAGATGATGATGGAGATAATAAGAATGAGTCATTCACATATGATGAGTTGATGGATGATTTCAGTTCATATAGTACTGAATCATATAACGATTATGATTACGACATTGACGATTACACACCAGAGTCATATGATTGTGATACTGATTCATATAATATCGACGATTATACACCAGAGTCTTATGATGATTATAATATTGATGATTATGAGCCATCAAATAATTATTATGAAGATTATTCATATGATAGCCTATTGAGTGATAGTGGTATGAATAATACTGATGGTGTTGGACTTGATGGTTATGATGTTACAGATTATTTAACTGGTGATTATGCTGATGTGAATACAGATGGTGATTACTGGAAGAATGATAGTGTTGTAGAGAATGCATCATTTAGTGATATTTTCGCAGATATCTAATACAGTAAAAATATAGAGATATAGAATAATTTATTCTATATCTCTATATCTAGTTTTATGATATTATTTTTATTTCTTTAAGATCAGGAATATGATCAAAACTACACATTGGTAGATCTGGAGATTTTGGTAGGAGTACTGAATCAAATTTACTTAATGTACTTGATACAATTTCTAATGAGTCATATATCTCATCTATAGTATACTTTGGAAATTTATCGTGTATGAATTCCACGAGGTTGTCTAATTTCTTCTCAACAGTTCTAGGTGGTTGTACTGAAGTTACATACATATGGATACCTAGACCTGGAATGTTTGTAGAAAATTGTACAACAACATTGTGGTTGTTACTCCTCGTATAATATTTAGACTCTGCAAACTCCTTCATAATTTTTTCATTCTTCTTCATTACTTATATCCTCCTTATATTAAACTTATATTTCAGTTATATCCATACTTGTATCTTATACTACCCTGAAAACTTAATATATAATATACCGAAAGGAGTATTTAGTTAATATGGATTTGATATATGATTTTTATGAGTCTGGTGATAATCCGATCATAGATGAGTATATTATTGAGACTTATATTAATTTGACTGAAGATATCAATAGATTTATCAAATCTGTGGATACTCACACTTATTGTGAATCCGCAGTTGATTTATTTTATGCTATAGAGAAGAAAAATAATAATCAGATGCCTGTACCTGGTACTGTTAAGTCTGGTAATAATTTTAACTATAACCAATATAAACAAGATAATGGTACACTGATGCAGTTATTTAAAAGAGTTACTGAATTTGTTGGTTCTATTATAGTGAAAATATCTAATTTCTTTCATAGTATTTTTATGACACCCGATCAGAAAGATAGACTAAATCAATTCAAAGAATATCTTAGTCAACATCCAGAATATAGGAATAAGGAAATTAAGGTAAAAGATTTTAAGAAGCTTGAGAAGATATATGGAGATGCTATCAAAGCTGTTGATACGGCAATTATGCAGACAAAGAAAGCTGATGGTGCAAAGGCTGCTCAAATTGAGGTAGAGACGAATAATAAGGTTAAACAGATCTTAAGTGGTCTTGGCAAATCAACTGTTACATCAATTAAGATGGATGCGGCAATCCGTTTATGCGAATCCAATAAAGGATTAGCTAAACTGTGGGGTGGTATGTTGAAAAAAGATAGTAAAGCTATGAAAGCAATGGTTGATGAAGTTGGTTCAGCACAGGCTAAAAAATTCAGAAGAGATATTAAATCGTGTGGTAGAACATTAAGTCTACACAATCTGAAAGCATCATTATTTGGACAACGATCTAAAACTATTGGTGATGCATTACAAAATACTATGGGTGGTATCAGTACTGTGTTCGGATTAGTAGGTGGTAAGAAAGTTGTACGTCTTATTGGTGCTACAAAGGGTGCTAGAAAAATATTTAAACACACTATGGGTAAAGATGGTGAAACATTCAGACAAACAACTGGTGGTCTTATCAAGGGTGCTAAAGCTGCAATGACAGCTAATAATGCAAAGAATGCAGTTACTAAAGGTATTGACGATATTAAAGGTATCTTTAATTAATTTATTGAATATGATTGAGTTAATTGTATACTCAATCATATTCTTATGTGTTTTATACCCATCCAACTTTTTGGTAATATCAAAGAAAGGAAGTTCAAGATATTGCCAAAGATTATTAATGAAACTAGATTTGTTGAGAATAATATATTTGAATATGAAAAGCGATTACAAAGTCCTCTCAATAGATTTATTGATAAATCTCCAACATTAGTTACGTATTATCATATCAATAATGATGAGACTACAGTAGATGGTGGATTTGAAGATATTGAAGCATATATTGGTGATAACTCTCCTATAGTGTTTAATAAGATTACAGATTTTCCTATATATGGTCTGCAACAGATTAATCCTCAGATTATTGAAGATGATCAAGGTATTGATGTCAATTATGAAGCAGAGGCTTATATTCTTCCTCATACGATAAAACCATTCCAGAATGATGCGTTTGTAATTAATGTATTAAATGAGCATGATACATATATATTTAGAGTCACATCTATTGAGTATGATAATATTCACCCAGATAATTATTATAAGATAGATTTTAAATTAGAGTCTGTTGATCCTTTTACATTAGAGAGATTGGAAGAACAGTGTATAGATACCTATGTCTGTGTATTAGATAATATTGGTACCGAAGATAATTGTATATTAAAAACAGACTTATATGACAAATATAAGAGATTACAAGATATCTATGAAGACCTATCTAATACATATATTAATATCTTCTATAATGAAAGGTATAATACATTATTGGGTAGTAAGGAATGTGCTGAAAAAGTCTATGATCCGTATTTGATTAATTTCGTTAATAAGTGGGGTTTATTTAATAAGAAGAATGAATTAACTACTTATATTTTTTCTCAAGAGTTACAAGATACTAGATTCAGATTTAAGTATGAGAAATCTATCTATAGATTTATAGAGAGACATGATATAAGACTAATCAATAATTTCAGATATTACACATATAAAGGTGTTGACTTAAGATATTCATCATTCTCATTATGGAATGATGAATCTATCAATATCTTAGAAATACCTACAGATTATTATGATGATAAAACTAGTCTAATATTCACTGATGAATTCTTAGATATTATTAGAAATAATAAACCTATAGAATCTGACTATGGTAAAGTATTAAAAGCATATATTCTAGGTAAAGTAGAGATTAAAGATATTCCTGATTCATTACCAGATGCATTATATTCATTAAATGCTAATATGGAATTTTTCTTTATTACTCCAATCTTACTCTATATCATTAGAGAAGTATTAGGAAGATCTATGAAGAATAAGATTCTTAATACTACGAATATTAACTAGTATGAAAACAAGGAATTAATGAGTTAATTATAATGAAAGGATAAGATTGATATAAATGGGTAAAGTTTATGATGAATATGATTTACCAGTAGATAGAAAATCTCGAATACTGGATGGATTAAATTCTTTAGATAATGAGGTTGCTCCAGTAATGATTTCTAATTATACTCAAGATGATACTGAAGAAGAAACTTCAGGTAGTGATGATTATAATTCGTGGTTATCATCATTAGCAACATTATCTACAGTAAGAGTTGGAAAGAAAAGAAAGACAGAAGATTTATTTAATACTGGTGGTAAAAAGAAGAAGAAAAAGAAGCATAAGGGTAATGAGAATTTAGTAGACTATAAAAAAGAGTTTGAGATAGAATCTGCATTGATTAATAATCTATATATTGAAAATAATAGATTTGTTGATTCATTACAACAAACATATGATAGGATGACAAACTCTAAAGCATCAGTCAGAGGTACTGGTAAATATACGACTGATTTAATTGCTGGTATCACTTCAGCTAGATCATTGTCATTATCATTAGTCGATAAGCAAATTAACTTAAAGAAGACTATTGCTGATCTTGAAGCTAAACAACGTAAAGAGTTTGGTATAGCTAATGAGAACACTACAGATATTGAAAACTATGGTAGTAATCTACTTAAGAATATCATTATGAATAGAGATGTTATCCAGAATGGTGATAATGGATTTGTTGTTAATGATGTTGATGAGAATGGTTTTAACAATATCTTTGATGATATTGATATTGATGATGGTAGAAGTGAAGATGTTGATAAGTACCTTAAATACGAAAAAAAGAATGTTACTATATCTATTCTAATGGATGAACACAATCCTGATGATTATGAATATATTGCAGTAACAGAAGATGGTACTATCTTAGATGATTACCCATTACCTGAGAGAACATCACTCAGTTTGAATAGATCAACAATGATTGCAACAGATGCTTATGGAACTAAGTATCATGTAGAATATAAATAATTAGTATTAAAGATAGCTAGAATAATTGATCTAGCTATCTTTAATTGTGTAAATATAAAAAAGAGAGCATTAAACTCTCTCTTCATGAATCTTAGATATCAATTTTGATTGTATGTCCAATGCGTCTTATCTCACCATCAGTTACAGTTTCAAAATACATGAGTATCTCGATTATTGGATTGTCCGTACAGATTACACCAAATACACAATCTGCAATCATGGACTCATCGGTTATCAGAATATTCTCTGAATCTACAAATTTATAGTTACCTTTAAATAGGCTAAATAGGTAATATTGATCAAGGTAAGTGTAGTATTCTTCCATAACCTTTACATTGAATTCAGTATCTTTTCTAATCTCTGAATATGTTCTCTTCATAACATATTCTCCTTTCTCCCCGTATATACCGATAGGTCAGTATTGATTTGGTTAACTGTAGCTATAAGCACGTAACTACACATAAATAATATATAGATAGAAGTAGAAATGATATCTACTTCTATCTATTATTCAATACTATGATGATTGCTTATCTTCCCAAACTTGTAATGCTCCAGATGCGTCAGCAATCATTAATGCACCTTCTACCTTATTTGGATCATCACATAAGTAATATTCGTTACCACCAATTACTTGATGTCCAGTTAGCATATATCCATTAGTATCAAATAGATACCATCTATCATTGATATTATACCAACCATTATTAGTACCATTATTCTTAGCATATGATCCATCTGAGAATTGATACCACCAACGCTTACCATCAGCAGCTCTCATCCAACCTTCCTCATATGTGATATTAGCTTTCTTCTTAGAAGTTGTATCTTCATCATCTGGCACTAGTTCATACTTAGGTCTACCATATCCAGCAATTCTAGGATTTGACTTTGAATAGTACTTCATTGCAACACATCCACCATTAGGTACTACGATATTGTTAACACGTGATGTATTTCCTTCTACTGTATAGACATTATCTCTATCTACTTTATAGACATATCCAGTATGACAAATTCTCTCAGAATTCTTAAAGAAGATTACATCACCTTCTTGTGGTTCTGATTTAAACCATCTTCCCATATCTTTAAATTTCTGAGCTGATCCTGGTGTATATGCGTCAAATCCACCTAGCATCTTTCTAGCTGTATCTACACCAAATAGATGAATAAACATAGTATCTACAAATGTATCACAGTTATGTACTGCAAGATTATTTGCAGTGTATGTATTATCACCATCTACATCTAATGTATAGACATCATCTTCAAATACATCTAATCCAATATACTTGATTGGTACTGGAGCAAGATCCTCGTCATTAATATACTTATCATCTAAATTACATACGTAGATAATAGGTTCTTGATTGATGTATTTATATACAACATCAATAGGATTGAATACCTTGACATTATCTTTACGATTGTAGATCTTCATAGAACATCTCTTACCAATATCAAAGACGAGTTTACTTAGAGCTAATGCTAATTCTACTGATGATGTAGTGAATGTGTTATTATCATACTCATCTGCATCAATATATCCCTTAATGAATTCTGATTTGTCATGGATTGATCCATAGAGAATCTTTGTTGGGATTCTCTTATTTAGATTATCTCCACAATCTTTCAATAATTCAATAAGTGTATGATTATCAGTTAAGATAATATCTTCATGATTTGTCCCATCTGGTAGATGCATTAATGGTAGATTCTTAGATCTAAGAATTTCTAACTTCTTATCATTAGCACATACCTTAAATGTTTCTCCATCTACACAACCATCACTAATATAGTAACCTAATAACCATAATTCATCATTAGTTAAACCAATATCTTCAGATGAATTTCTTCTAGGGATATAACATCTATCATACTTACGTAAAGACTCTAATGTATTAAACTTTTTATCATCAAATTCTTTAGACTTATCTACATTATACTTTCTACGTGATGATAGAATTGGATGGTCTTTAGTTACCCAATTACACATATTAGCATAAGTTCTAAACTCACTTACTGTTGCTTTATGTGAGCTATTACTTAGCACTGTATTAAATCCAGTACCGTAACCACTCAATACCTTATCACCAGCTTTAAGATCAGAAATATGTTTATATCCAACATCAGTTAATACTAGAGTTGCTCCAGTAAAGCACCAAGCCATTCCCTGAACATCAATACCTGTTTTCTGCTTATAATAATCAGCAAATACTGTGAAGTTCTTATCACCAGCTTTCTCATTATATTCTCCAGGATTATCAATGTTTTTGCCTTTCAAATCATTCATAGAATTCTTCTCAGTGTAATTTACCCACTTCTTAAATTCCTTAGTTGTTTTTTGAATAGCACCAATATATGACATATAGTTATCTCATTCCTTTCTTATATTAGTTATATACAAGTTACATGGTAGATATATGAATTGAACCATATATCTACCATAATAAAACTATTCATATTAAGTTGTCATAAATGTTAAATCAATATTATCAAGATTAGCTACTAGAATTTCTGGTACATATTTAACTCTAGCATCTTTAGTCATTTTATCCATATCTACAGTAACATTTTTTACTGACTGATAATTAGTATCATAATCATTAATACCCATAAATTTGATGTGATGTACATATACAAATTTATTCTCTATAGCTTTAATTAAATTAGAATTATAAAAGCTATTAGTACCATCTGTATTTACTGCTTCAATATAGTCTTTAATAAAATGCTTTAAATCTTCTCTAGCTTTTATTTTATCGGTACCAGTCTTTAACCATATTGTGTATTTAATCTTGATATTGATAGTATCAATAATTCTCTCACCATCTACTTCATCACCAATAATGAAGTTCTTAGATTTTCCATAGGTGTTATAGAACTTCAAATCAATGTGTGTAGAAGTCTTAAGATAATCTACTGCTTTCTCTAAGTTCTTATACTGGTCTGAGAATGTCTTTACAAACCAATCAAATCTTTCTTTATCAGATAATACATCAACGCCTAATAATGGTATAGATGAAATAGACACATCACTCATAGAGTTAGATCCTAATCTATAATCCTTAAATATGAGATTAGATTTAATCATATTAAGTGGTTTAATAAATGTGATAGGATCTACAGTAGTTGTATAGTGATTAGTCCAAGAGTATCCTGATAATGTTGGAATATATTGTGAAAATCTATTATTACCAGTAGTATTCTTATATAAGACATAAATATGACATACTGCTTCCATAGGAATTAGATTATCCCAATTATTTACAATTCCAGTTACTCCTCTAGTTAATCTAAATCTTGCATCATCTGTATGGTCATCAGTTTCTATATCTACAGCAAAATGATAGTCATTGGAGTTACCAGCAAATGTTGGAATCATTTCTGTAACACAAACTTCTTCACCAGTTGTACCATTTATAGTTAATACTACTCTTAAATTATTCTGAGTTAAATCTGCTGTTGGTCCAAATACTTTAACTGGTTTTTCTTCACTAGGAATATTTGAAGAAGGAATAGTTGCAGTCTCTATATGGTATTTCTTTTCTTTAGTAAATCCTCTATTTACTGTTAGATTAGTTACTAGGAATTGCTCAAACATATCTAAGTTCTGATCTGTAAAATCAACTACAGAATTTTGATTAACTACTGTTAGATATAATCCAACTAAATTAGGTCTTCTTGATACTGATACTAAGAATGGGTTAAAGTATAAAAACTGATTAGTAGTCTTAGATGAATCTACTAATGTTTGATTAAATACATTTCCTGTTAAATTACTATCACCAAGATTAGTTAAATATTCATAGTATGAAATATCATGTTGTGTCTTATGATTATCTGCTAACCATTGATTATATTCAGTATATGTATGTACAGTAACTGTATCGTCTTTAATTATCTTAGCATAGTCATTACTACTATCGTATGTAAATAATGTTCCAGGTTCCAATGTGAATTTCTCTGTTCCTGCACTGTGTTTAAATTGGAACAAATTAGCATTGATATACATAGTATTAGTTGGATATATGAAATCATCTTTTCTAATAATTAAAAATCCACTATATAATCTATCTACTAGATCATCTCTCTTTTTAATAAAGATACATTCATTACCAAATCTATATTTATAATTAGAGAAATATTCCTCTAAGTCATTATCTGTAGAATATACTGTAGCAGTTCTAAATCCTTCTACAGTTAATGCTTGCACTTCTTCTAATGATCTAACATCAGTTCCACCAGTTGATGGACTCATAACTTTAGCTACTAAGAAGAAATTATCATTATATGGAAATCTTTCAGATGTAGTAATAACAGAAACATCTTTTCCAGTATATACTTCAAAATTACCTTTCTTACCATCTGTTAGATACATAATGATTTTACATTCACTATTGTAATCTGGTTGGAAGTAGTTATCTCTATTACTAAATAAAATATCTAATCTCTTATCCTCATTAATTGAGTAATAACAGAATGGTACTTTTAATGGAGATGAGTACTTCATTAACTTCTGTAATTGAGTAGAATAATCTACATCAGTAGCTCCTTTATATAAGATATCGAATCCACCTAATTGCTTATCATAATTAACAGAGAAATTTGGTAGATTGATCTTAGTATTATTTATAATATGCTCATATTCGTTTACTCGTTGTACTTGATGAGCTTTAACTAAAATTGCAATATATCCATTATTTGATTTATTCAGTTTAATATATGGATTAGTGATATCACTAATACTATTACGGAATTTAGTGATATCATATTGAGCTGAATAGATGTATGATTTAATAGCTTCTTTCCACACACCTTTAATCACAATATCATAGTCTAATGAAAAAATTAAATCTTCTACCAGTATCTTAGTATCTTTATCTATATAGAATAAATTCTGATTATTGATATCTTGGAAATTGTCTATAACATATTTCTCACTCATAACCAATAAGAACTCACAAGATGCTGGTGTACAAATACCATTAGTGATTTGGAAGATTGATCCGTATGACATAATTGATGATGGTAGTTTAGCTCTATTAGGATACATTTCATTATGTAATGCAGATGCTGTATTAAATGTATCTTCTAATCCATCAGAGATTAATTCTGTAACATAACCAGTTAATCCTATATTTAGATCAGAGATATCTTCACCCTCAAAGTATTTTGGTACTAGAGTATTTCTAGCATATTCCTTAATAGAGAAATTATCTGTATAATCTCTATCTAATACTTCTGGGATATCATTTCTTATTTTAGCCATTATTCTAATATCCTTTCACTATTTCTTTTTCTTCTTACCTTTACCAGTTAGCTTGGATAATAATGATTGCTTCTTATGTGCTGTCTTAGCTGTAGATTTCTTATTAGAAACAGCTTTAGATTTAGTGTAATCATTCTTAGATCTCTCCCTAGATGATTCACTCCAATTATGAGATGATTTAACTGTACCAGTTGTAGTTAACTGCTTTGGTCTAAATCTCAATTTAAATGTATATGGAGTTAATGTTGAATTATTAAAGGTCTCAATAAATGGTGCACCAACCCATGTACTAGTTGGAGAATATGTATTGACATTGAATGTTGGTACATAGGTATAGTTACCTTGTTCACTATTCATATTAAACTCTACTAATGATAGTGGATTAAAATCCTCTTTAAATGAGTATTGATAACTTATCGTAGCCTCATTTTTAACATCATCCATTCCACCAGCCCATCCCATACCTGATGATGGCATACTAACTGGGAATACACCATAATACTTACTCCAGAAGATTACTGTTTCACCATCTTCTGCTGTCTGAATATAGTATACAGCAGTTGCATAATCAATCATCTTCTCTTTAATATATTTTTCCTTAGGTACAAATGATCCTTGATATACACCAGATATATAATCTACCCACAATTTATGTAATCTATAGATATGATATTCCCTATCATCTTTATATGTTATTTCAAATTCTCCAGCCGTCTTACTAGCAATATTATGTCTACCGAAAGCAATCTTATATCCAGTACAAGCTTCACCATATGTACCATTATCAATTCCTTCATCCTTTAATTGGAATGAATAAGCTCTATTAGATAGATACATAGAAAAATCATGATCATATCCAGCATCTGATACCAATTCCCTCATCATTTCAATATCATGATTATATGAGTATACATAATTTGGATCATCTTTAATATGCTCTGGTAATACAAAACCACTACCACCTCTTTCTAATATATTAAGATCAGGTCTTACAAAAAATACATGGGAGAATCTACTTCTTAATGCATCGCCAACCATAGGTAATTTAAATCTATTATAATGAGTTGTATAGGTACGCATAAGCTCATTAGAATCTTCTACACCATAATTTAATTGATGTCTCAATCTTGGCATATCAGATAAGAAACCATCTTTCTCATAATCCATATACCAACTATAATCATAGTATCCATTTTTATTAAACTCAGCAAGTATTGGGAAACCTTTATCATTCTGGACATATTTACTACTTCTCTTATCCAATTCCTCTAGTTCAGTTTTAGTCATCATACCTTGATATTTTCTCATTTGCCAACCTTCATTGAGGTCAATAAATGAATCTTGGTATGCATCATATTTCTGGTCACTATACATTACAGCACTTCCATCAATACCTGATATTCTAGGTTCTGGAATTGCATCAGTTGCAGCCAATGCATTAGCTATAGCATCATAGTCTACAGCAGGTTTAGGTGGTTCTTGCTTAGGTGGTTCTTGTTTAGCTGGTTCTGTTTTAGCTTCTTCAGTTTTTGGAGTTAAGAAGACATAATTGTATCTTGGATCTTTTTGACAGATCCATTTATTACTACCATAACCTAACCAAACCCATCCACCAGAAGATTGACTTCTACCAGTATCTACTTCAACTGTAGAACCTCTTGCAGCATTACCTACTATTGGTGTTTGTATAGATGGACCTTTACGAATATTTAAATTCTGGAATCTAGTCGTAACTGTCATTGTTGCCATAATTTATAAATACTAGTCCTTTCTATTATTATTTCATTAATATTCGATTACCTCTATGTTTTTCAGATGATCTTATAGAGATATACTATTCATTTGTATTTAAGTATCATTACCTTAAGTACAAATTATAAATATAAGGAGGTAATTGTAATGAGTAAGAAAGGAAAAGGATCTAGTAACATTGGTAAGATTCTCAAAATTGGTAAGGAGTTTATCGGTGATGATGTTATGGGTATGATATTTGGTACCTATGTAGATAACGGTAAGCCAAGATCATTATTTGATGCATTAGATGATGAATTGGTATCACCTAAAAAAAGAGCTAAAGCATTATCTAAGAAGAGTAAAAAGAGTAAGAAGATTAAGTTGTAGAATGAAAGGACATCATTATGAGAAAGAATAATATGTTGCATTATATACTAAGAACCATGTTATCAGCAGTTGCAATGGTCTGGTATATTTTAAGTACTGGGATTAGTACAGTAACTATGTTAGTTGGATATGGGTTATTAAATATTGGATACTGGTTAGATAGAGTATTCAATAAAGAAGATCAATAAAACTTATTAGTTTTTAGAAGAGATATTCGTATCTCTTCTTTTTTATTGTCATTTTACATTATACTAATTATAACTATATACAGAAAGGTGGTAATATACCTTATGGATAAAGATAAAGTTTTAAGTTTCATGGCTGATCTCGATAAGACTAAACAAGAAAGAGAAAGACGTGATGCTTTTACAAACTCTCCAGAATATAAGCGTGCTAGATTAGCAGATAATGCAAATAATGCTAAGGATACTGCTTTAACATATGTAATGCGTGGACTATATAAATCATCATTACCATTAGACTCAGATTTCATTAAGTCTAATGAAATTGCTATTGATGATGCTTTTGATAAGATGGCTAATGATGAAGTTATGGATAAGGGTATCGCTTGTTATGTTACTGATGGTGTTAAGAATGGTAACACTAGCCTTAAAGAACTTAAAGAGGCTGTTGATAGACTTATTGATTCAGAAGCTAAATCTAAATCAGATAATATTGATAATCTTAATATTAAAGATTTAGATTTTAAATTTGATGACGATAAGAAAACAATCTTAGACCAGATCGCTAAAGATACAGACATTGATACTATCGGAGATATTATCAAAACTAATGTCATCACTTCTACAGAATATGAGAAGGAACGTATTAAACAGCGTCGTGAAGAAGAGGAAGAAATGGAAAACCAGTTAAAGGAAACTTCTGATGATGATACAGTTAGTGAATCCGTATTAGCTAAGAAGATTGCTTTAATGAAGTTAACTAAACCTATCTATGAGATGGGACTATTTGAATCATTCATGACTAAGAATGTTAAACTCAATAATGGAAATATGAATGATGCTTATACTAAAGCCATTATGGAATATACATTTGTTAATATGACAAAGGCATTAAGAGTTAAGCAATATACTAAAGATATGGTGGATAGTATCATTAGAAAAAATAAGAAATAAATTACTTAATAGATTAGAAGACATATGATGATTCTTCTAATCTATTATTTATATATTTACAAAAAAGAATGTGCCACCCTCCATGTCAAAGTTCTCACACCATGACACATTCTTTTTTGAGATTGCCCTAGGCAAATTCGTTCTGCACGAATTCGCTAACCTCATTCAGTTTCTGAATGAGGTTACGTCTCTCCTCGACGCTTAACAATCTCACAGACACCCTGTTCTCCAAGGCGTCAATGAGTTCGTAGAACTCATAACGAATCTCTTCGTTCATTCACATTTCCTCCTTCCCCCATGATAAAGATGACATGAATCTCTAACACAGTTATTTTATTACACCTAAATGATATATAATCAGATATACTGATTATACGGGTTTTACTATAGATATCAAATCACATTATTGTAATAAAAGAAAGGATTAATTGTATAATTATGAATAATCAACTCTTTGATGAATCAGTATTTGATACTGTTGGTTCATTGTGGGATAATTTATATATTGAGAGTTTTGACTATTTCTCAGAAGCTGATGATCAGAATAACGATCAACAGAATCAGGATAATAATGGAAATAATCAGAATCAGGATAATGCTAATAATACTAAAGTGAAAGCACCTAAGAAACCTAAGAAGCAGAAGAAGCAAGACAATAATCAACAGAATCAAAATAACGATCAACAACAAGCCCAGAATAATAATCAGAATAACAACAATCAGCAACAGAATCAAAATAATAATCAGAATCAGAATAACAATAATCAACAGCAGAATCAGAATACTCAGACTGATAATAATGAAGGTATCTTTGATAAGATTATTGCTTTTTTCCAGAAGATTATTAATAAGATTACTTCGTTCTTTAAGAGGAATAAAAATCTTCCAGAGAATGTTGAGATTGATACTGATTTGGTCAATCAGACTGATAGTGCATTAGAAGATGCAACTAATCAGATTCTAAATGCTATTAATCATCCAGTTAAGACATTATTACAACATAAGAAATTTGTTATGGTATGCTCGACTGTTATTGGTGGATTAGTTATTAAGCATAAGGTCGATAAAGCTAAGAATAATGCTAAGCAAGTATTAAACTTCTTTACCAATCCGAAAAAAATAGCTGCTACATTTGTTACTGCTAAATTAACTAATGCTAAAAAAAGAGGTACTAAATTACTACAAGCTATTAAGAAATTCTCTAAGAGAAGTGATACTGGTGAGTTAAAAGATGAACAGATTAACGAAGAGAATAATAGTACTATTCAGGTACTCAATTCTATCAATGATATGAATAATCAGCTTATTAATGCTAATATTAAAGCTGTTAATGCTGCTCAGAATGCTATTACTTCAAATAGTCAACCACCTAATAATGATACTCAACAGAATCAGAATAATAATCAGGTTCAGAATAATTCACAACAAAATGCTCAGCAGAATAATAACACACAACAGGATCAAAATACCAATATACAGCAAAATAATGCTCAACAGAATAATACTCAGCAGAACAACCAGAATAATCAACAGAATTTAAATACTGTAAATAATCAAGGTAATAATCAACAACAGAATGGTAGACCACAACCAATCGTTGGTAAGATTAAAAATGTTGTTAATAAGATCAAAGGTAAGGCTAAAGGAAATAATAACCCAACAAATGAGTCTGTTGAATTAGTTAGAGAGTTTTTAGAGAACTCTGATGTTAAGTATTTGGATTACTTCTAATATTGAGGTACATAGAAAAAAGGAATAGGTAATTTACCTATTCCTTTTATTTTTACACCTGTGATTTCCACAACTTACTGAACTTACCACCTAAGTCCATAAGCTGTTGGAATGTGCCTTCTTCAATAATATGCTTCTCACCTAGTACTACTATGTTGTCATAGTCCTTGATGGTACTTAATCTATGAGCTACAGCAATAGTTATACGATTGCTCATAAGATTGGTGATAGCGTTCTTGATCTCTTTCTCAGTGATTGAATCTAATGCACTAGTTGCCTCATCTAAGATAACAACTTCTGGATCTCTAAGGAACGCTCTAGCAATGGATATTCTCTGCTTCTGACCACCAGATACTTTCATTCCCTTCTCACCAATGTTGGTGTTCAATCCATCTTCTAATGAGTTAATGAATTCATCTAAGTTAGCAGACTTTATTGCATTCCAAATCTCAGATTCACTAACCTTAGAATGATCTAATCCAAATAGTAGATTATCCCTAATGGTTCCATTAAAGAGTATCGCATTCTGTTGCACTACTGCAAATCTCGATCTGTAATCTTCTAACTCTAAATCATTGAGATCAATACCATTAACTCTAATATGTCCAGAGTCGATTCTATTCAGATTTTGAATTAATCCAAGTATTGTAGATTTACCAGAACCAGAATCTCCAACTAATGCCACAGATGTATTCTTATCTATCCTGAGCGATAAATTCTCAATGATATTAGAATCATCATATCCAAATGTGATGTTATCTAATTCGATATTGTCAATTTTAGAGTTGAGTTTAATATCACCATTCTTCTCATTATCCATTTTCAATACATCTTCGATAGCTGATATTGATGGTTTGATAGATGTGAATTTTGTTGAGATATATGTCAATGATGCAAGTCCTCTAACAAACTCACGAGATGTTACTGTGAACAATGTTGAGAATTGTCCCAATGTTAAGTCACCTTTCATATACAACTTCAATCCTAGTAATCCCCACAAGCATACGAATATACCCTTGAACACTGTTCGTGCATTACTTTGTAATGCTATTGTATTCATAGTTTTGAAATCATGATTCTCGAATGTGTGTATCTCATCACCCATTTTTGAAGACGCATACTTCCTCAATCCATGTGTTCTGATATAGCTACCCATATCCTTATAGATTATTGCTGCACGATTTAGCTCTTCTCTCTTAGAATTAAGCTTCTTACATAACTCTACGAATCTAGTGTTGAACCAATATATTCCACTGATATAGATTGTACCCATAATGATTGTATAAATCACTAATACTGGTGACATGGAACATATAAATGCAACTATTGATATCATCTCAACTAAATTTTCTATCAGTGCAGGAATCAAATCACCAACAAAATCAGAGACTTTAGATATGTTGTTATTCATAACATTTACCATATCACCTGATGATAAGTCTATATCATCAGAATAGGATATATTGAGGTATTTGTTATAAACATCTCTCATCAGTACCTCAATACCTTTAGTCAGAGATTTATAATAACCATTATAGAATATGCTATCTAAGATACCATGACTAGCCTTCAATAGTACTATCGTTCCCAATCCGATTACGGCAGTTGATAAGACCTTGTTGGATGCACCATCTATGACTTTACTGATAGCAGCCTTAGATAAGAAATCAATGACAATCATCACAAGGTTGGCGGCTAGTAGAATGATTATAGGTATCCACCCTCTACTAAGAATTATTTTCTTTACAATTTTCATACGTTCTTTTTCTCCTTTTTTAGTTTATTTTCAATTAAATAATGTATATATATGATGGAATTACTGATTGGTTACAATTTCATTTTCCTAAAAACTCACAAGTAATGAGTATCAGAAAAATATTAAAGAAACGGAGATTAATGAGTTATGGAGTTATGTAGAGAGACATCTATGTTAACAGATGTTCAATATGTGAGAGCGAGTAAGTCGCAAGGACAAGAAGATTATTTATATTATGTATGGAAAGACTTAGATACTGGTGAGAAGTATTTAGGAAAAATTCCACAGTTTAAAATTCCACTATATTATACTAAACCTGAGTTTAGAGATTATGATTATCCTCAGGAGTTTAAAGAGATTAATAAATGTGATAAGCGTTTTGTTAGATATAGACACGTTCTTAGTGATATAGCTAGAGATATAGGACCTAGTGGTAAAAGGTTCCTAAGTAATTGCTTTAATACTAAGGAGTATAAAAAACTTAATGATCTATATAAGTATCCATATGTATTTGGTGCAGATATAGATCCAAGAGCATATTTCATGGTAGAATGGAATAATAAGCTTAAAAATGATATGGAGAAGCCAGTTACTAGAGCTTTCCTAGATATAGAGTGTGATACAATAGAGATAGTTGGTATGAAAGACGTAGCAACTTGTCCTATAGACTTAATTACAGTCATTGATGGCGACAATAAAGTATCACACACATTTTGTCTTATGGGTAGAAGTTATCCAGAGAAGGATTTGAGATTTGCAACTGAAGATAGAATAGAGAAAGAAAATACTAAACGTGAGATGTATGCTAATAGAGCTATACAAGAAGCTGAGTTTGTAAAGAATCTTGATAAGTTCAAAGCTATGCTACATGATACATTTGATGAGAATTATGGTAGCTTTGATTATAGATTCTATTTCTTTACTGATGAATTAAAATTATTAGAATCTGTATTTAAACTAATTCATGGGTTGAAGAAAGATAATATCCTAGTATGGAACTTGGGATTCGATATTCCTGATATTATTGAGAGATTGGAAAGATTAGGAAGGAATCCATTAGATGTAATATGTCATAAAGATTTCCCTAATAAGGAATGTTGGTATAAGAAAGATCATAGAACTTCAGATCCTAAAGAGAGAAAGGATTGGTTTTATTGTACTTCGTATAGTGTATGGCGAGATCAAATGACTGATTATGCATCTATTAGAAAAGGTGGTAAGACATTAAGAAGTCTACGATTAACAGATATTGCTAAGAAGGAGATTGGTGATACTAAGTTAGGATATGCTGAAGAAGGTAGTCTTAAGAATTTAGCATATATGAATTATGCTAAGTATGTTATGTATAATATTAAGGACGTATTACTACAGTATGGAATTGAAGAGAAGACAGAAGACTTATATACTACATATTCATACTTTAGTGAGAATGCTTGTCCTCATGAAAATGTATTTAAGCAGACTAAGATACTTGAATCATTACAATACTCAGCATACTTAGCTCAGGGATTTATTCCAGGTAATAATATCAATATTGGAACAAGTGATGATCCAGAAGAAGAGAATAAAAGTTTTGAGGGTGCTATTGTAGGTGATCCATTATTGATTGGTAGAGTTGGAAATGTTTATGATGGTAAGAAAACTAATAATATGTTTGATTTATGTATAGATATGGATATGGGTTCGTTCTATCCATCTACCGTTATTAGTCATAATATAACTCAATCTGCTATGTACTTCAAAGTGATAATAGATCCTAAACAGTTTAAACCTGCTGGTGGTAAATTAAAGGTTAATACAATAACCGATCACCCTAGACTACCAACACTAATCTCAACATTTAAAGGTGAAGATATATCTAAAGAGGTATTTGATAATCTTCAGACTAGGGATTATTTATCATTTGGACATAAATGGTTTAATTTACCAAATATCACTGAATTATTTACGAAGTATAAAAAGAAAAGGAGTATAATGAAGTATTATGAAGAATAATGTTAGATTGTTGAAGGATTTGTTTACTAAGCTTTCTAGTGTATATAAAGCAGGTATCTATATCATTGATAATAGATATATCGTAGGTGATATGTATTCTGAAGATGAAGTCTATGGTGCAGTGTTTGTAGAAATGGATATAGATGTAATTCCTATATTTAAGGAATTAAATCCAAAGAATAAAGATATCTATATAGCAAAGATATCTACTATTAAAGACTTATTTAGGAATTATCCAGACACTGGTGATATAGATGATGTATGTTATATACATAATTATTTTGAATCACCTAATAGAGATTTCCTAACAGTATTTAGAGAAAGAATTAATATTCTCAATGAGTATTATGATATGGATAATATTGATTGGGTAGAAATATCTGACATATTAACAGAAGACAATATATCAGATATCTTCGATAAGAACACTGTTACTACAATAGAACATAATGGTGATAAATATGATATCATCAGACCATTGATTCCAACATTAACTAAGAAGCGTATTAAAGGACAATTTGGATTTACTAAAGATGGAGTACTACTAATAACTATTCCAGTATCTGACGTACTTACAATAAATTCAGGCTATAGGTATGTTGTATAAGATAAGGCTGGCAACAGTTTTTTAATTATAATATTTGCGAATTTATAATGAAAGGTAGGTAAATTCAAAACATGCCTGAAGATACAAAGAAGACAACTCGTAAAAGTACTGGGAGTACAAATACTAATAAGAATATTAGTGGAAATATAAATGGTCTAGTAGATCAATTATTTTCCATATCTTATGGAAGTACTCCTAGTAGAGAGTTAGATACACTTAATACAAGATTTGATAATTTTATACAAGATGAAACTCATGGGTATTCTAAACAAGATGATGAAGTACAACTAGATGATCCTAAAGCATCTCATTCATTCTTAGATAGGTTATTTAATAATAATTCTACTGATGCTAGTGATAGAGAGGTTGCAGAACAACTGAGCAATATCTTTAACACAGATAATCAACAGAATGGATTTATGAGTTTCTTAAATGAAGCTTATAAAAATAGGATGTTGAAATTAGCAGACTTACATGAAGTTAGTACTCAATTAATAGAGTTAAGGGAAGCTATTATGATTACTAGAGATGCTATTATATCATCTGATGTAGTAGAGAGTAAGATGTCTAGGTTATTGAAGTTTAGAAATGACATTAATGCTAATGAAGCTAGATTAAATCCTATAGTAGAAGCTATGGAAGAAAAATTTGGTTTACAGGATAAGATTAAAAACTTCATTGTAGTCAATACACTAACATATGGTGAGTATTATGCTTATGTAATTCCATATAGTAAAATCTTCTCAGACTTTATGAAGATGAAACAGAAGAAACGTGGAAGTGGTAGATTCAATGAATCTTATAATAAACACAAGCATTTATTCAGTAAGAATAAAACACCATATGAAGAAATATATATAGAAAAGACTCTTAAGGAAATCGTCTATGAATCTGAAGTTGGATATTCTCAAGTCTATGATAAAGATCTAAATGTATTATTTGAGGAATCATTTAATCCAATGACTTCAGTGGAAGATATGAATGATAAGAAAGAAGTAGAAAGAGTTAAATCAACTAATGAAGGAATATTTACTGAGTACTTAGATAATATCATGGAGAATATCACTATATGTAATGATCCAGTTCCATTAGCATTTATTGAAGATGGTGTTGATGCTATGGATTTCTTCTCAGAGAAATTTATTGATGAAGATACATATAATGAGAAACCAGATATTACTATTAGTAATATTGGTAAAGACTCATTCTTTAATAAGGTGATGAAAGATAAAGCTAAAGAAGGTTTATATTCAGTACCTGGATTAAAGAGTTCTAAATCTCCTAATAGTACTAGTAATAGTAGTACCAACTTTAAGAATGTTGAAGATTGCTTCTTAAAGATGATAGATACTAATAAGATAGTACCTATTAAGATTATGGATAAGGTATTGGGATATTACTATATAACATCTGATGATGTTAATTTAATTAATGGAAATATCACTAACCCTGTATCCAATTCTTCATCAGTTGATACTTTTGATACTAGAACTAATACATCATTAGTTGATGCTGTAGCTAAAAAGATTGTTAGAAGTTTCAATAAGGATTTCTTAAGACAGAATATCAAGTTTAAGAATATCATTGCTGAAGCATTATCATTCTATAACTTAAATGAGAATAAGGTTAGATTTCAATTTATACCAGCAGAATTTATTGTACCATTTAAGATCAATGAAGATGAATACGGTTATGGTACATCAATGATTGAAGGATCATTATTCTATGCTAAATTATACTTAATGCATCTATTATTTAAGATGATGAGTATTATCCTCTATAGTAATGATAGTAGAGTTAATTATGTACGATCCTCTGGTATAGATAAGAATATTAGAAAAAAGATTGAAGAAATTGCAAGAATTAAACAACAAAGACAAATCAATATTATTGACTTATTCTCATATACTAATCTAATCAATAAAATTGGTATTGGTAATGAGACATATATTCCAGTTGGTAAAGGTAATGAAAGAGCTATAGAGACAGAAATCTTACAAGGTCAAGATATTCAATTAAATAATGACTTTATGGATAATCTTAAGAAGAATGCTATTATGGGTACTGGAGTACCAGATGCTATTCTTAATTATATCAATGAGGCAGATTTTGCTAAACAAGTAGAATTAGCTAATACTAGATACTTAGGAAGAGTAGTATCATATCAGATTGATTTCAATAAGAGTATTACAGACTTATATAAGAGAATGATGAGATGGTGTACTTCTATTGATGAAGCTGATATTGATTCATTTGAATTTACATTCTCTCCACCTAAGAATGGTACTAATCAAGTTAAAGCAGATATGCTTGGTAATTTTGAGACATATAGTCAATGGGCTCTTGGATTATATATCAGTCAAGATGAGCAGAATAATCCTGATAATCTTCCAGTAATTATGAAATTTAAAAAGAGTTTAGCTGGTGACTTCTTACCTATGATAAATATTGATAAATTAGATGAGATGTTTAAAGATGCACAAGTTGAAGGAACTGAGCAAGCTGTTAAACCTAAGGGTAAAGAAGATGATTCTGGAGATATGGATATGGGATTTTAATAAATTAGATATATCTAGCATAGTAGTTTATGCTAGATATATTTTTTATTATAATATGTAAAAACGTTGTATACGTATTGTATAAATAACGATTAAGGAGGGAATTATTTATGTTAGGAATCGACAATCATAGGGTAGGTTATTTATTACTCGATGAATACCAGGTATCTACTGTAAATCATGTAATCAATATGATTGATAATATTATACGAAAGGATAATCAAGATTGTAAATATATTATCAAAACTATAGAAATCGGAGATCTTGGTAGTTCAGTACAAATAACGGTAGAGCTACTTGATACCAATATCAAATTACAGTATGAGCTTACGAAGTCTGATAATGAGTATGTTGTTGAACATATTGATCTACCATACTATTTTGCAGATTGTGGATCTCTCGATAGTGTATTTAGAGATGCTATATTATTTGTAACACGATATACTGGTGGTGATGAGAAATCTTGTAAGGTATTAGAGTTCTCATATACTAGTGGAGATTTTTTAATTAGTATACTAGATTCCACTAATGGATCTAATAGTCGATTATTTAAGTTTAAAATAGAGTATGGTTCAGATGAGAACATCATATGGGTTAATTACTACGGTGAAATTGTAAATAAATTATAAAATCAATAATCTCTGTATATTCTTATACAGAGATTATTATTTATTATTATATTATTTAAATGTGACAAACACTTGTTACATAAAATTATAAGCTGACCTAACAGGCGTAACGGGGAGAAGGAGGTTCACATTATGAGTGGACAGATTAGTTTTGAGATTCAGAAGGTAGCATACAACACAGCATTCATTTGGCTCAAGAAGAAATATTATAGAGAAAATGATGGTGTGTATATTCACAGAAGTTTTACAAATGGAAATTTCATTATGGTAGCTTCAGACATCAGATTCGGAAATAGAACTCCAAAAGATCTTCAGTACGAATTTAGTATTGATGAGATGACTAAATCAATAACGGTAGTTTCTAAGGTACTAGTATATAATTCCAATGGGCAATCTGTTAAATCTTACAATGACACGCATGATGTTGGTGTAACAATTCCATTCATTTATGATGATAATGATAATCCTAATATGCTATCAACAAGAGCTATGAAAGAGATTGAGAATCATATTAGAAATTATATCAATAACGAGCTCAAGGACTATGATCCTAGTATTAGAATATTGACATCAAATTCCGATAGTAATAGTGCTACATACTTTGTACGGGCTACATATTCTGATAATAGTTCAGACGGTATCACATTACCTATTCAATATGAATTTGGATATTATGTAAACAAAGACACTACAACATGTACAAGAATAACAGAATTTGTTGTTGATAATATGTACATTCACACAGTAAGAGAATAATCATATAATAAAAGGAGGACATTTATATGAATCACAGAATTAACAAGAATGAGAAGACAACTATAACATTTATAATTGGTGACAAATTGAGGGTAATCAATAATATACAGCAAGCTATCGAGACTTTGGTTAGAAGGAATGATCCAGATATTAAGTATAATATCAAGAATATGGAAATTGATTTTAATGATGAGTCCGCTAGAGTTGCTGTTGAGACTCCAGATAATGAGATGACGTTATTCTATAACATTACAAAAGCTTTCCACAACATCAGACAAACTTATGTATTTGATAGTTATATCCTTAAGAATATTGAGATTGGATGTGATTACTTCACTAATGTTAGTACACTAGATGATATCTTTAGTGATGCTGTAAGATTTGTTAGAGATTATGTTAATAACTCAGATTCCACAGATGAAGAGTGTGAGATATTAAGATTTTCATTTGATACTGGTGAGTTCCTAGTTGGTATATTGGATTGGACTAAGGAGAAGACTGTTAAAAGAATATTCAGTTTTGAGATTGAATTTGATGATAGTGATGAGATTGAGGGATTAAAATACTACGGTGAAGTAACCGCAGATATGGTCCAGTGTAACATCACAGAGTTTTAATAAGATAATAAATAAGGAGGGATTATTTATGAGAAATAGTATGAGTAACACTGATAAGATAACGACATTATCAGGTAGTAATTTAGAAATGATTGATAATGTTAAGAACTCTATTGATAGAATCATTAGAAAGAATGAACCCGATTGTGATTATGTGATCAAACGCATTAAGTTTACCAATGATGGTACTTTTGCTATTGTTACTGTTGAGACTCCAGCTAACAAGATGATCTTAGATTATAATCTTAGATTAGATTTATTTGAATCATTATATCTTCTTAGAGATATTTGTATTGATGAATATTTCATAGAAATAGGTACTTTAGAGGATGTATTCTCAGAAGCTATACATTTTGTCAAATATTATGTTAATAATCCTGATACAAACGATCAAGAATGTAAGATCCTCGAATTTTCATTTGATACTGGAGAATTCTTAGTTAGTATATTGGATAGACATAAATCTCCAGTAGCTAGAGTATTTAGCTTTGAGATCGACTTTGATTCAGATAATTATATCGAAGGTCTTAAATACTACGGTGAAGTGACAGCAGATATGATTGAGAATAATCCAATCAATAGATAAACCATAATCAATAAATCCCATATAAATTTATATG